ATGAGGACCATATGGCAGGCAAAATTATTGCCGAGCCTAACTTCGGGGGCGATATGGTTGAGTCAAATATCCACAGCGTAGATGACACGCTACCCGTCAAGATGATCCACGCCTCTCGGGGTAAGCAGCAACGGGCAGAGCCGGTTGCCAACCTCTATGAGCAGGGCCGTGTTCTACACCTGGGGACACATTCAGACCTCGAAGACGAGATGACGCAATGGGACCCTGAGGAATCAGACTGGAGCCCGAACGCAATGGACGCCCTCGTGTGGGCGCTGACTGAGCTTATGCTTGAAGGTGGCCCCCAATTCGGCGGCGGCTTCACGCAGACCCGTTAGTCACAGATTCGCTTTACAGGCTCGTTATGGAACTGAACGGAAGCGCAGAATCGGTCACGGACTCGTTTACGGGGGTCACCGTGGACGCGCCCGCTCGGGGCGCGGAGGCCGCCCGCTCCACGCCCAACGCAGGCGAGCTTGTCCAGCAGGCTGATCGGAGACTGGAGGCGGCACTCCCGAGCGGCGTGGAGCTCAGTTACGTTCGCGGCGGGCGCTACCCGACGGCCGCCCAAGCTGGTGATTTAGATGGCGTGCCGACGCGGCACCCAATCCTGCAGATCACCCGCCACCGGTACGGCCACGGCCACTTGGGGGAGCTGCAGCTGATCGTCTACCACGTAATGCGCCGCTACGTGCCGACTCTCGACTCGGCGATCACGAACCGCCGCATGCTGGAAGGGGACCTGACCGTTGAGTCCGACGACGACGGGCTCAGGGATGCGATTGAGGATTTTGTTGAGTCGGTGCCGGTTGACTACTCGTCGGACGCCCCGCAGAAAGGGCTCGACACGTACCTCGACCTGCTGTCCGACAGGGCCGACGAGTACGGGCTGGCCGCCGGTGAGACCCGTATCGACGGGTCAAGCGTCGAGCGCTTGGTCGTGCCGAACCCGCGGACGCTCACGCTCGAAGACCGCGACGGGGACGGGCTCGATGAGCTCTATCAAACCCAGCGCCACCGCGCGCCGGACACCCAGCAGCGGCGCATCGGCAACTCGGACCGGGTCCACACGCTCAGCTTCAGCCAGCCGACCGAGGAAGGGTGGCCCCGGCCGATGGCGTGGAGCCTGGTGACGCAGACCGAAGCGGTGCTGCGGATGTACGAGGCGGTCGCAAACGGGTGGTACCGGTTCGGCGACCCGACGATGCTTTTCACAGAAGAGTACGAGAAGGATAGCAATCCGCCGGTTGGCAGCGAAGGCGGGAATCAAGTCCCCGCCTCCACTCAGTCCCTTGCGAACCAAATCGCTGACATGATGGCGAAGCGGAAGAAGGGGAAGACGGCCGATGCCTTCCACTCCGTGAAGGGCGCGTCGGTGGATGCGGAGGTGATCGGGGACGTGGACGCGAGCTTAATGCAGCACTTCGGGGACCACCAGTCGAAGTACAACGGGCTCGTGATCGCCGCTTCGCAGACGCCGCGGTGGATGTACCCGAACCTGGAGATGAGCGGGGACGGGATGAACTCCAGCCGAGCGCAAAACGAAAACAGCCTCGCGGCCGAGGCGGCCAAAAAGCGGGACCGCCGCCGCCTCCGGATTGCCCAAGAGGTGGTTGACCGGTGGCTCACCTTGCAGGGCGATGCGCGCTTTACGGATCGCTACGAGCTGACGTGGGACCGGCAGTCGCTTGCGAATCGCAAGCTGGAGGCAGAGGCGCGCAAGCTGGAGGCCGAGGGCGACGCGCAGCACGTTAAGAACGCAAATGTGCTGTTTGACGGGGAGGGGGAGCGCCGGTTCGGGGGTGACGCAGAGACGTACCTTGAAGAGCGCGACGTGTACTGAGCACAACGTTTTACGTCCAAATCTGCCTGAAGCTCAATACCCCACTATACAGGGCTGCCCAAACGGCCTGCGCTATGCTTTTGAAAAAGCAAAGCGTCTTGCTAGAGAGGGCCCTGGCGTTGCGTATATCGATCCATCCGCGATGGGGGAGCCGACGTTTGTTGTGTTTTCAGACGCAGACTGGGAGGAATTTGTCAGCACAGGCCAGTTCACGCTTGACCAGAGCAACGCAATCGTGGTCTATGCCGACCAAGTAGCCGATGCCATTGCGGAGAAGGCGATCAGTGATGGCACTGGTCTTCACTCAAGTCAGCCCCCCTACAATTGATGGCCGACGCGCAGCCAACCCAATCGGACTTGGAGGAAGAATTTCAGCTCCTCCGGGGTGCCGTGTCGGAATATCCGGAGCTGCGGCCGGTCGTGGAAAATCTGCCCGATGAGGTGCCCGATCCACAACGGGCAAGCGGATCGGAGTCGGACCAGCCGGAAAACCTCGTCGTGACGCCGTCTGGTGACCTCGCCCACGAGGGTCACTTGGCTCATGAAGGCCATGGGCACGTGGTGGCGGCCGTGCCGGGCGGAGCGCCCGGCTTGGAGTTTCGGGACCGCGGTGGCCTTCAGCTGAATCGGTGGCGGCTCTCGCTCGCGGAGAAGCGGGAGGCGTTGCAGGCCCGGCAGGACATCTTCCAAAATCGCGCCCGCGACCTCAACGTCCAGCTCAAGCAGGGCCGCATCGAGCCCGACGAGTGGTTTCGCCGGATGCGCGGAGAGATCCGGAAGCTGCACACGAGCGCATACGGCATCGGCTACAGCGGCAAGTTCGACGAGATGGGCCTCCGAGACTACGGGGCCGTTGGCAACACCGTGCAGCGGCAGTATCGGTTTTTGCAACGCTGGAAGTCGCAGATCAAAGCCCGAGGGCGAGAAACCTTTAGCCTAGCTCAGCTCAATGATCGGGTGCAAAAGTACGGGGCGGCCTCGCGGGAGTCTTTCGAGAAGGGCTATGGCTCGGAGGTGGGCATTGACACGAGCGTGCTCCCGGCCCACCCTGCAGATGGGACGACTGAATGCAGGACGCGGTGTAAGTGTCGGTGGTCCGTCGATATTCTCTCAAAGAAGAACGGCGATTTCAACTGTACTTGGACGCTTGGGGACTCTGAGCACTGCCAGACTTGTCTCTCCAGAGCAATGGAATGGGTGCAGCTGGAGGTGCGGGGCAATCAACTTCGATCTGACCCAGAGCCGATTTTTGCGTAGCCATGCCGGACACCCTCACATTTGAGGTGCCAGCAGACGCGCCAGTGCGAGACCTGCGGCGGGTGCGGCAAGAGGAGAAAGTGGCACTCAGAAATGCGCAGATTCGGCGCGACTATC